CTCACACGACGGGAGAGAACGGCCTCCTCTATTCCTGCGCCTAGCGCCACCACTCTGGCAATCGCTTTGGCAGGGTTCAAATGAACAGGGCCGTCTGCTGTGTACAGGTGAGAACAAAACTCAAAATCCTGCCCACTGTCGAACACATCTACATCGCGCAGGGCGATGTGCAACTCTTCCACAAAAACTTTGGCATACGTCTCCGGTGAGGAGACGGCAGACACACAATCATCGCCCATAGCCATACTGATCGGCTGATCGACTCGCCCCTCTTTGGCGTACGCATCACAAAGGACGCGCATAGCACTATTAGAGGACGAGGTACAATACCTACCAGAAGCCATGGCACCTGGAACGACACGTGTGAAGAGCCTCCCATCAGACAGAACAACTGCCTTATAGGCGCTCAAAGCCATGACGTTCCTAACTGCATTCTTCCATCCATCGCTTGCGTCGGGGCACAACAAAATCCTACGCTCTGCTTCTGCGAACAACATCTGCAGAGGCACCGTCTGGTCCCAGCCAGAGGCATCACTCATGGTATTCAGGCCGTAAACTGCAGCATACATGCGCACCGCAGCGGCATCGCAATCCTCAGCTCCCATTCCTGGTTTGGAGGGGACGCTACGCCACAAAGCGATCTCACGCTTATTCTGCTGCGAGTACAACAACCTTTCAACCAATTGGTCAGCCAACGAAGCTGCCAAAATGAAGCGCCATCGCTTCTCCTCGATTTTCTTGCGCGGGAGGGGGTCCTTCTTGATGATGACGCGTAGTGGATCTGCCCAACCGTATTTGAGCACGGCGGCAGGGTCGTGGCACAAAGTGCTCCGTAACTTCTGCGGGTCTAAACTCATCAGCGCAGCCATCCTAGCTTGCACACTCAACTTGAGAGCTTTGGCGTAGACCGGGTGGGCCAGTATGCCTTCTATCTTTTGAGCGTACAACATATAAGGGTAGCCGCTAACCGAATCTGTCTTCAACTCGGCGACCACTGTATCATACAACCTATCATCCAAAGGATTGATGAAGTGTGAGGTTGGATAAAGAGCGGCAACATCCTCTACCGCCTGGGCAAGCTTGACCACATCCAACGAAGTGGGTCGCGCTCGCTTCGACTGCGTGGCGAAAGTTTCCAACTCTGCCGCGGGCCCTGATGGGGGCATCCACAGCTCCGGCCTCTCCTCCTCTTTCAACTATGACATAACCTCCTCCGGCCATTCTATCTTGGAAGGGGGTGCTTCGCATCCAGCGATCATCCCCATGGCCATACCGATCTCTACCACCGCTCCTTGCGAGGCAGGTTTTGGCTCAATAATGTATGAACTCTCTAAGCCTGAGACTGAGCTTGAGAGTTCTGCTGAAAATCCTGACTTTCTGGGACGACCAAATGCTTAACCAGCACACTACTTCCTTTCCTCTTCGTCCGCTCCATCTTGTTGCACTTGGCGAGCAAGGCTGAGACCTTTTTGGCTTGCGCCATGTCCCCAGCTTCGAACGCTTCGTCCAGCATCTGTAGCAGCTCATCACGTGCTCCACTTTTGTTGGCCTGTACAACCACGTGCACTGGGGCGGGCGTTTCCACTTGTGCCTTGGCTTTCTTGGCTTTGCGCTTCTTCTGTCTGCTGCTCAAATCAGTCGAGCAGGCAGGAGCGAGTTGTTCAGCCGTTAAGCCGGACTCCTGCAACGCGCTTTGCCCTTCAGCAATCAAGTCCACATCATGTCTAACATCCCCACCAGCCAACGCCGCGGTGACATCCTCCTCGTGTGCATTCCTGGCTGCCCAAGCTTCCTTAGAGTTGAAGTCGTACTGTTCCAGACTCCAATCATCCTCGTCATCGCTATCAACAACATCTGCCCAGTTAACGCCTCTGGATGACACGAAAGACGCTCTAGACGTAATACCCACCCTTCCTTGCACATCCTCAAAATATGTCATCGGGGATAACACATCCGAGAAGTATCTCTTAGGGCGAGTAACGTCAGCTTCAGGGTCTAATTGCACCTCATCTCCGCGAGGGTACTCC